TGACTCTCCTTGTATAGGAATTTGTACAGTTACCCAATGGGGAACTAGAACCTGTAAAGGTTGCGGTAGAACTGCCTCGGAGATTAGAGACTGGAATACCTTTACAGATTGTGAAAAGAAACTAGTTGTAATAAGGTGCTGGGAAGATTATCTTCCTCGTCAAAAGAGAGAAATGAAGGAGCTCAGTAAAATATAAAACCAGCCCGAAATTTTTGCAGATATTTTTTTCAAACAGCCTCTAAAAAGAATTAGTGATTATCCTTTTATCTTTAACGCATATACCTTAATATTAATTTACTTACTTATATAAAGGTAAGTTACTAACCACTTTCGGTTAGTATACTGGGAGATGATTATGGCAGCAGCCGTAGAAACCATGGCTTATGCAGGGGAAGTACCCTGGCATGGGCTAGGCGTTAAAGTTGACGGCAACTTAACACCAAAAGAAATGTTGGAAGAAGCTGGTCTTGATTGGTCAGTGAGTAAGCGTGAAATATTTACATATGACCACGCAGACTCTGATAAGTCGAAAGACCTTATCATGGCACCTAACCACTCACTACTTGTAAGAGATAGTGATAATACGATTTTTGGACCATGTGGACCAAAATTTATACCAACCCAAAATGAAGACGCTTTTACGTTCTTCAAGAAATTTACCGACGCTGGTAATATGACTATGTCAACCGCAGGCTCTTTAAAGGGTGGGCGACAAATCTGGGGTATGGCGGAAATTGATGACAGTTTCACGCTTCCTGGAGATGACAGGGTACTAGGTAACTTGCTTGTGTCTGTGAGTCACGAGTGGGGTAAAGCTAACGAGATTAGGTTTACGCCTATTAGGGTAGTATGTAATAATACGTTGAGTATGGCATTAGCTGATAAAAGTCAGCCACATTTTAGAATGCCACACACAAAAGTATTTGACGCTGAGTTAATTATAACTGCAGAAAAAGCGTTAGGTATGGCTAGTGACCGTATGAAAGAATACAAAGAAGCTGCAGAGTTTCTATGTAGTCGTCAGTACGATGAAACCAGCGTAATAAGTTACATAGCTGACTTAATGCAACCTAAACTGGCTATGCAGCAGAAAATACTAGAGAACGCCAAAGGCTCAGAGCAAATAGCTCTTAGGCAAACTATGGTAGACGATTTCCAAAGTGCTCCTAGTAAGGTATACGAGGCGTTAGAACAGCAACCTGGAGCTAACCTTAAATCAAGTAAGGGTACTTGGTGGGGTGCTATGAATGCTGTTACCTTTGTCGTGGACCATAAGTGGGGTCATGACCGTGACGCAGCAATGCATAACGCTTGGTTTGGTGGCAGGGCTAGTTTAAAGACTAATGCTATGACCAAAGCTATAGAGTACGCAAAAGCTGCATAATGCACCCAGCGTACGATATAAATTTCGTTTACTTCCGACCTGACTCTCCGAGTCGGGTTGTGAAGTTTAATATGACGGATATGCATAAAGTTCAACAAGGGGGTATCTACATAGGCGATCCTATGAAAATGTCCCCTTCTTTAGGAACACCTCAAGCTGAACTATGGTATGAAGTTCATACAGGTAGAAAGAAAAAGTTTGACACACCCAAGTGTGGACAGTTTGATTTATATAAAATATTGCTGAAAAAAGCAATACCATTTACCGAGGAAGATATGAAGAAAAGTTATAGAACACAGGTAGAGATACCAAAACCGAATAATTATTGTAAAGAAGTTAGTGCTCGCGACCCTTACGATACTAGTCAAAAATTGTTACGAACCGATAAAATGCCTATGTCCGCTAAGAATAAAGAACGTATGAAACAGTACGAAAAAATCAAAACTATTCAAGACGTTCTAGATAAAGGTATACTTAATCTTAATGATATTAAATACGATATTAAACTAGGATACATCAAGAAGTTATGAACTCTCAGTATGAAACAGTTTGGGAAATGGTTTATCATAACCCCTCTGTGATTGATGGACCACCGTCCCGCTTGTTACTTAAACGCGATAGAAAAAACCCCGAAGTTTTAAAAGGAGAAGAACTTTTTCACTGGTTAGCCGACCATAAAGATCAAGTAGCTAGGGCAGTTGTTAAAGCACTTAAGAGTAGAACGAAGCAAAGTAAGTACCAATTTATAGCTATTTTTAAAGTACCTTTTTATACGGATGTTATTAATTAAAAGCCCTGTGACCCTTTTTAAGCCCTTTGATTTAATAGCCCTAGTAAGTACCTACCTAACCTGAAAATACCGTCAGAACGCCCTTAAATAATTTAGATTTTAGTATACTTTGTATAAGATCAGTATTACTATATATACTATATAAATAGGAGATATAAATGGAAGTAATAGAAAATGTAATGTATACTATTTCCCATGGAAGCCATGGCGGAGATATTAAATCAATAACAGTGTCAGATTTAAAAGACATTACTGCTGAGTGTATGTTGATTGAAGAAAAATTCAACCCTGAATTTATTTCAGTGACAGAAATGATAACAAAAAGTTGGTATTACAAAGATGAAGGAGGAATTATAAATGAGCGAGATAGAGCAAGGCATTGAGATCCCACGTCCACCATTTAAAATCAAATGGCATTTTGGAGATTTTGAAATAGGAGATAGCAAAGCTATTCCTTACGAAGATAATCAACTAGAAGTTACTCGTTTTAGAGTTGCTGCTAGTGCTTATGGTAAGCGTACTGGTAAAGTCTTTATAAGTAGGAGCAACGCTGAAGATGGTGTTAGAGTGTTAAGAGTATGGAGGGTAGAATAATGACTAATGCACCTCAATCAGAAATAAAAATAATGACTGCTACAGACTTAGAACAAGCTAACGCAAAAGCCATACAATTAAACTTCAATAGAACTTTAAACATGAGTAAATTTTACGAGTCTGTGCGTTCATACGGCTATGACCCTAAAGATGTTAAATACCCTGTTTATCCTTTAATTATACACGAGCATGCAGAAGGTAGATACACTGAGCCTCACATGAGAATTGAAATTATAGGTCCATACAATGAACTCGGCTTAGTTATGAAAGCTGTGCTAGATTGTCCAATGGATTTATACAGTAAATTGTCTGTGTACGATTACGATGCCAGTAAACTTCATGCTATCAACTAAGTTATAATATGATGTATGACAAAAAAAGATTTAGTAGAGTTATGGCTACCACATGTATACGCAATTCCTATGGAATTGCTGTTCATGTTTAAATTAGAAGAATCTATAGAAGAATGGGAAGCTAGAAGAGACCACTATATTAAATTAATTCTTTCATTTAAAAAACTCAATGACCAAGAAAAAACTCACGGCTAAACAAGAAAAGTTTGCACAAAACGTAGCGAAGGGCATGTCTAAGAAAGATGCTGCTATTGATGCTGGATACAGTGCAAAGAATGCGACTAAAGCTGGTTACGTGTTAGCCAGTGAAGAAAACCCTTTAGTTCAAAATAAAATAAAAGCGTTGCAAACTAGAGCCTCACAAAAAGTAGGTCTAGACTTAACTACCCATCTTACAGATTTAAAAGATATACGAGAAGGTGCTATGCGTAATGGTGCTTGGTCTGCTGCCGTTGGTGCAGAAGTTGCTAGGGGTAAAGCAGCAGGTCTGTACATTAACCGTAGTGAGCTCATAGTTAACAAAGTCGAAACTATGAATAAAGATCAAATACTAGAACGTATGAAAGAAATTTATCACGACACAGGTGGCATACTGCCTATGGGAACTATTATAGAAGGAGAAGATTTCGAAAACGATGAAATCTAAAAGAACAGGTCTATTTTATTGTAAGGGTTTATTTAAAGATTTCGAGCATAAAATAGATAAGTGGGACGCTCCTAGGGAGCGGTTGTTTGACGGTGCTGTGGTTAAAGGTAGACCTTCACGTGGCTTTGGCAGTACTAGTTTTAACTATGCTGGTAAGTTATATGAACCTGAACCTTGGACTACTAGCATAGAGCTGATTAAAACTGCTGCTGAAAATGTAGCTGCAATGTATTTTTTAGAACCTGTCGAGTTTAATTTTTGTCTTTGTGGATATTATGGGGAACACGGCAAAGGTATACCTCACCATTCTGATACAGTACCCACTGTAGATGATATTGTAGTTTCTATTTCTTTTGGCGGTCCTAGAATTTTTGTGCACCGTACTTACGAAAACCCAATCAAAAAACACTCAAACACTAGTGAAATATCAATTAAAAACCCTTTTCATCTTAGTGAAAACTTTTTAATAAAAGAAACTCACTACCTTTTAGAACACGGCGACGTTATTATGTTTGACGGACAAGATCAAATGTATTCAACACACGCTGTGTCTGATTTAGAATTTGCTAAAGAAAGAGTTAACCTAACTTTTAGGAGTGGTATTTAATGTCGAGAGTAAAAGAAATTATGCCGTACCGATTACGTAATTCAATGCTTGGTGTTCAAGGTGAGTGGCTAGTTGATAAAACAACTTTAATACTTACCCAAGATGCTGAAAAAGATTTTGAAGAATACGAAATTCATGAAGGTCAAAAAGATCTAAATACTACCTTAGATCAGTATGTTACGGAAGTGCTTCCAGATGTTTTTACCATGCCGTTGTTCACTCCAGAATTTTGTACAATGATGATGGACGAAATAAAACACATGGAAGAATACTTAGGTTTTGATACCAACCCTGAAGAAGATATTCTAAGGCAGATACCAGAAATTACTCTACACGATAACTGTCCGCCATTGTTTGAAAATTTATGGTCGGTAGCCCTTAACTACTTGAACCCTGCATTTATGGCGTTGTGGCAGAGACATGCTGTTCGTCCTGGCAGCATACAATTAGCAAATTACAACATATCCGATAAAAAACAAGGAGCTTGGCATCATGACACGTCTGCAGATATTAGTGTGGTTGTACCTTTGAACAGTGGTAGTTATGAAGGCGGTGGGACTGAGTTTCATCGTAAAGGAATCGTGGAGCCCTTACCTAGTGGTACAGCTTTAATGTTTCCTAGTTTTAGCCACATGCACCGTGGTTTACCTGTTAAGAATGGAGATAGATACCTGTTGGTCTTTTGGCTTATTGGTAATTTTGATTAAAGATTATCCTTTACTTTATTTTAGATCAACCGTTTAATACTACTAAGTTAAACGTTAGCCGTAAGTCACCAAGAAAGACGCCTAAGACCCCTTGGGCGACACTACAAGTCGTCATAAAACGCAGTTTAACTTAGTGGTGCAGTATGGTAATGTCGACACGACTGCTTAATGAGGACTAAATAAATGCCACCAAATCCTCGCCACGCCTTGTTTTATTTTTTAACCCATTTTCCTTTATTTTCTTATAATTGTAGGGTTAAACTAGTACTTAGGTAGTTAAGGGTTAAACTTACCCCCAAGAAGTTTTTCCGTTTTTTAGCTTAACTACCTTCCTTATTGAGTTTGGCAAAGTCGGTAAGTTATGCAGTGTTTGTCTAGTGGCGCTGGAAAAAGATAAAATGGTCCGACTTTTGTCCTCCAAATAAATCATTTTATCACACTAGGCACTTATATTTAAACAAGGAGAAAAATATGAAACCCCCCAGACTATCAATAGTATCCAATAACCCCAATGTACAAACCTATTATGTACCTTTAACTTTAATTCAAGTTGACCTCTACCCTGTACGTGCCAGTTCACCAGAAGAAGCCCTACGCAAAGTCAACGCTGGTAAATTTGACCGCATAGAAAAACGTGTGACTTTAGAAGAAATACAAAGTAACCAAGTCTACACCACTACAGACATTGACCCTAATGAATTAGTATCACGCAATGTTGACACATATGACGTTAAAAGTCTTCATTACGATGAAATTAGGGACTTAAAACCATCAGGGTTATAATTTAGGTATAAATAAAACGGAGTATATTATGAGTATTGAGGACGACATAAAAGTATCTTTAGGCGTTATAGAGTTAGCCATTCAAGATATCTTAGATAAAGAGGAAGACCCCTTGCGTGGTGGTATGATATCAGGAGCTATGAGCAATGTTAAATTAGCTATAAGTATGGGTACTATATACAAAGACGCTGTGGATAAGTTTTTAGAAAAATGAATATTCAAAACTACGAAGTAGGTCACACGTGTGATAAATGTTTTGACTCAGGTATTATCGTAGACTTGAGACGAGACGAGGAACAGGAAACGTGGCTTTGGTCTAATGAAAGACCTTGCCCTGATTGTTCTGAGGAAGAAAAATGAGTACCTGTACACATTGTGGTTACGCTCATGCTAAAGAAGATGAGTTTAACTGCCACAACTTTTCAAATTCACACACTATTAATAAACTAGGCACGCTTGACTCTGTATTAGAGTGCGAGGACTGTGGTCTTAGGATTAAAGAAAATGTCGGACATACCGAATAGTCCAACCTGTATCGTATGTAATGCCCTATTAGGCAGGGAGAATAAGTATTGTAAAGATTGTTCTTCAAGTATGCACACTAGCCCTTATGCCAATGACGACTTTAGTTCTGGTCCTTTGGGTATGATAAATGGTAGCCGTGATGTGTTACGAGTAGATGATTACGGTATACCCCAAGAAATCATAGACAGAGCCGAAGTTTTTGAAGAGCTAAACGCTAACGAATGCAGAAAACACGAGAACAAAAAAGTACGCGACGGCATGTTTCAAATGTGGAACGCTGTAGATCTCAACAAGAAAAAATGATTTATGATTATCCTTTACCATTAGGTACTTCTTATATACTATTAATATAGTTAGTAATTTCACTAACTAATTAGTATACACGGGAGTATATTATGGCTAAATCAATAGCACTTAAAAAGCCCTCGCTTGTGTCTGCAAAGACTCAAAGTGAGGTTGCTAAAGCTACACCGAAAGTGAAGTTTGGTAAATATGACCCAAAAGCTGTTATAAAGGCTACTGGGAAACGTGTCACTTCCGACTCTAACAACGAGCGTGTTAAAGCCGTGAGTGGTAAAACAATATCAGAGGCAATAGCCACTGGGTTGTATACTATGGATGATATCAAGTATGACATAGAACGTGTCAAGACTCTTGAAATTGTCTGAATCACTACTGAAGCTCTTAGGTAAACTAACCTTTGAGCTTCCTTTACCATCAGTTACATCAAACTTAGTATTACTTATTAATAATAAACGCCTTAGGAGGCAAGTATGAGTAAATTGAGAGTAATAACTGTTGACCCTTATAAAGAAAAAATCAGGGGTGACCAATACGATAGCGATGACTTTATGGAGCAATGTAAAAAGTTCATGGAGTGTAGCTGTATCACAGTTGTGTGTCTTGATGACCACAATATGTTAATACTAGACGACGACGGTTTGTATCGAGACCCCCAAAGACTGTTTCATTGGGTAAGTATTGACGACCGCTATTACGCAGGTAAGCACCAGTTTTACGCTGGTAAATGCGTTATAGCTGGTACTGACGAAGAAGGAGATACTACTGGCACTACCTTAGATATGAAAAGGGTAGAAGACGAGTTAATTAAATTTCAACCAGAGGGTAAAAGGCAAGAAGCATTCATGCAGTTTATCCCATTTAGCTAGGAGCATATTATGTCACAGTATAAAGATACGGTTAATAACCGCAAACAAGAACTTGACGAAGAGTTTAATAAAGAACGTATTACAGGTATAAGTCACACCATAGGTGAAGACCACTGGATACACATGTTAGCAGGCGGTAAGCAAATTAAAGTCTTTGAAGATAGAAGACGTAACGATGAAGTTATAACGGAGCACCTTAAATAATGGCACACACAGCAGAAAGTATTTATAGAAGAAATTCTAAACTTAAATGGGAATATGACGATAGCACTGAAAGCTGGACAGCAGCAGAAGGTACTGGTATATGTATAGCGTTTAGAGATCCCTTAGACTATGAAATGTGCGGCAAACAAGCAGAAACTTTAAACCGCTTTAACGAAATGACTAAAAGTAACAGGAGTAAACTCAAGTGATGGATTTATTAGTAGAAAAAATAGAAAAGTGGGCTTGGAACCGTGGCTTATTAAGTGGCGACGTCAAACCAGAAATGCAGATGCTCAAGTTAGTTGAAGAAGTGGGTGAAACCGCTAGAGCTCTAGCATATGAAGATAAATGGGGTTTGAAAGACGGTATAGGTGATTGTTTAGTTTGTTTAATTGTATTAGCTAAACAAAAAGGGCTTACTATTGAGGAATGTCTAGAAGCAGCATACGAAGAAATCAAGTACCGCAAAGGTACACTAGAAAATGGGTTATTCAAAAAAGATGAGTAAGATAGGATTCACCTGCGGTGCGTTTGATTTACTTCACGCTGGGCATATAGTAATGCTTAAAGAAGCCAAAGAAAACTGCGACTACCT